GTGAGAAGGAACCAACACAAAAGAGACGAGTCTTTTTGTCAAGATAATTCTGTAGAGACCTTAACTCGTCTTTCCAACAGGCAGTGGCTAAACACTTTACTTGCCCTCCATTTTCGATATGCTTTAAAAGCACACCAACTTGGACGACTAATGCAGGGTTAATCCACCAGCCTTTCTTACTCACAATCCATGAAGCTTTCGGGGCATTGCTTCGACCATAAAGGTTTTCACGCTTCAGGCCAGCAACGAAATTTTCATAGGTTGCAGATTTGGTCGGATCCATTGATTCAAGTCCGCGAACATTGTCTGAGAAAAGTGCTTTCTTCAGACTCAGTTCGACAAACTCTCTGTCACTTCCGACTGGGAGCCATCCCTCGATTATTTCATCATAATGTTCTTCAATCATTCTGGCTATTTCGGGATCGAGGGGTTCAATTCCAGAGTTTTCAGCTAGCTTCACAAAAGATCCATGATGAACCTCCGGTTGAAGACTCGCCGGACAAACTGGAATTTCTTCTTGTAAGAATTCCTCCAACTCATCAAAAATTACGGATTTTTGGAATATAGTTGTAGTTGGGACATAAGCCTGCTTTCGCAAGGTTACACCCAATTGACGAGTTCCAGGAATTACGGGGTAGGATTCTTTGACGCATTGGCCTTCAGCTACGTCAATAGTTTCAATTTCACCGTAGTGCGTATAATCTAAAGTTTCTCCGCCCAACTTAGGAAAGTCGGACTGATAAACAGGGACAATTATAGCACTACCTTGATAAGTAGCCGAATGGATTCCAACAATGTCAGCAATTCCAGTACGAGAGTCAAATATAACATAAACAGATCCACAGTCACCACTAACGCCTAAAGCGCCAGGTAGTTCCATGAAGGTTTCTGTTCGTAGTTGTACCGACTTAGAAGGCTCAGAAACATAGCAATAATCGATATTAAGATATTTTTCATTACGTTTTACACGATTATCAAATACCATGCTTCCATACTCTACGCTACTCTTGTCAGTTCCTAAAAATCGGACGACTCGAGCAACTTTAGGAGCGTTCTCAGTATGTCCAGAGATTCTCAGTCGTTTCTTCAAGCTAGGGAGCGCAGGAAGAGAACGATTAAGAACCTCAATGAACACACAATCTCTTTTATCTTCGGGGAAACGAACAGTAAATTCGGATCTCGCAAAGCGCAGAACTTTTCCACAATCAGCGTACCTGATTAGGAATTCTGCGACTTTACTACATCCTTCATTAACGAATTCCCATGAGTGACGATTCATGACAAAGTGTCTGCCTCCTGGAGAGAAGCAGAAACCTTGTCCTCGTCGTCCTTCAATCGATACAAGTTCGTATTCGAAGATGTTGTTAGCGACGCTTCGCACTTTGTGCCGAGCGTGATCAGTAAATGTTCCCATTTGACCACGAGCACAATGTGACATAACGTAGGCTTCACCATCACGTATCATAATCCACGAATCTTCATAAGGAAAAAGATCCACGGATTCATCAACGTTCCACCATGCTTTCTTGTCAAAGTCGACATCTCGAAGTTTGTTTACATAAAATCCTTCAGCAAACTGAGATGTTTTCATGACAAGATTGCAATTTGTACCATGCAAAACGTACTCATCCACGGTCGTGTTGTTTTTAAGCAATAACGACCCTGTCTTTTCTGTCTGGCACGCCAAATAAACTTGGTCAGTTGAGATGATGATTCCACCATGAGAATGCATGATTCGCCCAGCTGATGATGATTCGTATTTTCGTTTGGGGGCTTTAATCATTTTCTCGGGGAAGTGTTG